ATCCTCAGGCATGAAAAAACCGCCTCTGGCTGGCCAGGGCGGGCGGATGGAACAAAGGTTCAGGGAAGATCAGGCGAGGGTCAGCACGCCATTGGCGCCATCGAAATCGATCGTTAGGCTCTCGCCTTCGGCCAGGGTCAAGTCAGACCCATAGTCATAGAAGCCGACCAACTCATCGTTTGCCGCGTCATCGTTGTAGATCACCACGTACCGGAATGCCGCAATGGCCCCGCCAGTAGCAGTCAAGGTCAGGTCGGAACAGACTAACTTGTAGGTCCCGCCTGTCTGGGCACTGGTGTCGGTAGTGATATTCCGGGAGGAGCAATTCGCGTAGCTGATCTGGGTCAGATCAGCCAAAACGCCATTTGCAGCGACCGGAGCATTGGCGGCGGCGCAGAGCGCGACCACGAGCTGGTCACTGCCCAGGTTGTGCTTCTTTTCGGCCACAGCCTCCACAAAGGCGTTGAACTTGTTGAAAGCGGCCATCAGAGGCCCTCCTTGCTAATGATGAGGAAATCGGTCCCGCTCTGCATATCACCCGACAGCAGCAGCAGGTCATCGCCGTCCGACATATCGCCGGAAAGCTCGATGTATTCGTCAGTATTCAGGTCAACGGCAGCGCCGGTCAGAGTGAAAGTTCCTGTGCCGGCTTCAATTTGACGATCAGCGACGAGGCCCGCAGAAGGCGCAGACAGGGTGAATGTGCCCGCTCCCGCGATGAGCGGGTAGTGGCGCAGCAGCCTCACGTCGTCCCCCCCGAAGCTGAAGTTCGCAGGCTCGACGTGGAAAATGATGCCAAGCTCGATGTCTGCGTCGTTTCCAGTCAGTGCGAACGCGCCTGCATCGGCATGCATGATGAGATCGCGCCGGAAGGCAGCCTCGCTCCCGGCCTGGTCGAATCCGCCCGTTTCGGTTCGTAGGAACAGATCGCGGGTGAAGCCAGCGGGATATCCTTCCATGCTGAACGGCGCCACATCGACCGGGAAGACGATGGAATAGATCAGGGTGATGTCCGGCCCGAAGAGTCTGAATGCATCGTTTGCGGTGATGACCATCAGGTCATTGCCCTCACCCGACAGAGCAAGAATGTCATCTCCATCCGTCATGTCGCCGGAAAGCAGCAGGTAGGGTTCAGCGGTGTCCGGACCTTCGGCATGCATGATCAGGTGCCGCTTCAGGGCAGCATCCGTGTTGCCCATGACGAAGCTGCCACGAAAGGCCAATAGCCGTTCATCCGGCGACCCGTAGTCCCGGATATAGATCCTCGGATTGTACATTGCGGCCCTACGGGTTCTGGCTCACTTCCGAGCAGCGGATGACGTTGGAGCCCTTGGGATAGGTCGCGCTGATCGTGCTCGACACTTTAACGGCATAGGTGTGAGTGTCGGTATCGCCGGGATCATATGAGAACAGGAACGGCGTGCTGGCCTGCGCGCTGGCGGCGCAATGGTCAGTAAAGCTCTGGACCAGAACAGTATCGACGTAGAGCCCGACCACAACGCCCTCTACGTTCGGCGTCCCTGTGCCGGTGACGCGCGTGACATTGCCCTCAATGACCACGCGACTCTCGGCATAGAGGCATTGGAATGTCTGACTGCCGATCGTGGTAGCCGCCGTCGCTGGCCCCGCAGCCGCGGCAAGCCGGGAAGGCGCGACCTGCTGGACCATAATGCCGCCCTGCACCGTTACCTCGGTCGTACCGCCGGCAGTGACAAGCCGGAAAGCATCATCTGCAGCCGAGAACACGATCTCGGTGGTTCGCCCCCGCCACGATCGAGCCCGCAACCAGCGCATCGCCATCTGGACTCAGGATGTTCTTTGCCCCTACCCCGGAGATGTTCATCGTGGCCGGGCCGGTATTGCTCTGGTCCGCGATGAAGGTGCACCGCAAGCCATCGCTATACGCCGTGAAACCATCCGTCACCATGACCGCGGCGGTGATGGTGTTTGCCCCGCTGACGTCGGTCAGCAGGCCGCCGTTGAGCGCCCATAGGGCCAGAAGACTGTCTCTGGTGTCCGAAGTCCAATCCGCTCCCGACCGGCCACCAGGAAGCGTAGAAATGTCGCCAACATCACGAGAGGTCATTACGGCGCTCCATAGAGGGTCGAGTAGATTTCCGGGGCTTCATCAACCAAGACCACCCGCGCCCGCTCTTCAGCCAGGCGAGCCACGTCAGAGACGATGCAGCGATGGGTGAACCGGCTCACAGGGCCAAGCACGAAATGAGCGCCGGCCAGGTCAATGGAAGAGAAGGGCTCATCCACTCGGATCAACCATCCCTCGGCTTGCTGTTCCGCTGCCACAATCGTCCGCATCTCCGACCCATTGGGCGTGGTGACGATGACCACCGATTGTTCCCCGACTGTGAAGATGTTGGCCGGGTCGAAGATGTTGCCGATATCGAACAGGCTTTCCGTGCTCTCTGTCGGAATCTCCTGATCGTAAGAGAATGTCGTGCTGTCATAGACTTTGCGGATACGGGCACCCGAATGCGCATCGTCCAGAAGGTCGGTGACGATACTGACCAGATCGCCACGGTCACAGACAAGGCCTTCAATGGACGTTTCGACAATCCACGCCCGGCGCCCCTGATAATGCGCCTGGAGCATGTCGAACAGCGCACGCCGCTCCACTAGGGCCGGATTGGCGATGCTGTCATAGCCCCGCACCTCGTACCCAGTGAAGTTGGTGTAGAACGGGTTGTTGACCTGGATTTCATCATCGACATAGTTCCGGTCTTCGTTCTGGAACTTGCCGCGAATGCCAATGGGCCGCTCGCCCATGACCCATTCAAGGGACACCGAGGCATTGCGCGGTGAGAATGTCATAGCCGGCAGATCACTCGATCGATCCCGGAACCAGTCGACACCGAATCCATCGGAGAACCGCGACCGGGCAAAGCCCGCTGTGGCATAGGCGTCCAGAACTTCCCGGATCGACGCGCCGGCGTGCACCGCAGAAACCTCATAGCCCCGATCAATGCACTCCTGTCGCCAGGCCACAAACTGATCATTGATGATCAGGTCGGTGCTGATGCCGTGATAGACGAGATAGTCGTGCAGCACCTGCCGGTAGTGCGTAGCAGGGTTAGTGGTCACCACCGGCCCGGTCCATGCCTCGCCATCCCAGTCCATCACATAGCGTCCGCAGAGGGCCGTAACGTTGCGAACGGTTTGCCCCTTTGCCTGAAGCGCCAGCAGCGCGACGTTCGGCCTCTGGCAGGGCTGACGATTGATGATGGCTGTGGCTTGGGGGATAGTTACGCGGCCAACATAGGCGCCCTGGTCTTCAGGGATATTCCAGTTCGAACTGGTGTTGCGGGCATGGAAGAACGAGACGACATCGCCAAGGAAGACATAGTTCGAAGTGTTTAGTGTCGGGTGCTCACTCGCGAAGCCGCGAACGATCTCCCACTCATACTCCTGCTTGGCATATATCGCAGGGTCCAGTGTCACACGAATGGAGTTGCGACGGCCAGAGATGTTCGCCGTGTCGCGCAAGCCGGAGCCATTCACGAAATGGGCATCCGCCTGCCACTGGTTTCCCGTTGCACCATTGGACAGGGTTCGGGTAGCTGGAGGCACGCGCTGATAGAACTCATACTGCACCGACCCGCCGGAGCCATCATCTCCAAAGGCGCTGTCCCAACGAAGGCGCAATTCCTTGAGCGACGTGGATACGTCCCTTCCGACAAGATGGATTTCCGGTAGGTTGAACCAAGCCCCGTCAGTTCCCTTGGGCCGGAACCGCACGCGCAAAGGCAGGCGGACCTTTCGCGCCGGCTCATCGGACTTGATGAAACTGTCGATCTGCAGGCGGATCGCGATTTCCTCGAGCTTCTGATCAGCGATGGTCTGAAACCGAACCGGGGACGGCTCAGAATTCGAGGGCGTCTCTTGATCGACCAGGGTAGTCTCGTCCAAGGTGAAGGTCGAAAGCGTTTCACCCACAGCCGTCGGCTTCGTCACTTTCGTGACAAAGGTCTGCACCGTTGTCGTTTCGTCACCGTCCCGGATCAGGGTTTCAATGGCCGGGAAATCGGAGACCGGTGTCTTGTCGATCTGCACGTCACTGATCTGGTGATGACCGTCGAGGGCAAAGATGCGCCGAACCGCCTGCTGACCATTGTCGAGGTAGAAGTGGGGATAGGCGATTTCCGGCGGCGCGATACGGCGCAGCCCGGCAACCACCGGCAAATACGATTCCTTGGCCAGAAGATTGCTGTCGCTCTCGACATTGGAGAACTGCCGCGCACGTTCTGCGGGCGGTGAATTGAGCGCCTGAAAGGCTGACTGCTGGGCCGGGAACAGTGCATTGATAGCGAGCTGCGCACCGATGCCCAATGCAGCGCCAGCAAGCCCACCCACGACAGTTCCAAGAATGCCGCCACCGACAAGGCTGCCGATGAAAGGCACCGCAACCGACACCAGCACAGCGGCCGCAACAGCGAACAGGTCCCGCACAAAGTCATTGAGCCGGTAGCGATAGAGGATCGCATCGGAGGCTTTTGGCTTCACATGCCGCCACATATGGCGCGGCAGTTCAATCCAATCCTGTCCTGACCCTTCCGGAGCCCTCACCCAGGCCGTGAGGCCGTCGAGATAGGCATGCGTGGCAACGGCCATCTGTTCGACCGTCATCCCATAGGGCACGGTCAGCCGCTCCACCGGCAGG